CGTGCCTGTGTAATTAATTGAGGCAATTCATGGGGATGGTCTGTCAAGAACAGTTTAGTGAAGGATGGTGCTTCCGTCCTTTCCGTCCTTTCGTAAGGCAAATTCATGGAATCAAAGGCAGCAGCTATGGAAGCGGCCGACCAAATTTCAACACGAAGACCGGTAAGGTCATTTATTCTTTTCACAAGCTTCTTTTCTTTGTTCTTGAATTGTTCTATGAGGCGCAATGATTTTGGGATATCCACCCTGACTCCTCGTTTCGTCATGCTCAGGATCACATTAATTAGCTTGCATTCCATGTCATAGATTGTCTGTAGGCTATCTGTAGTAATTTCAGATGATAATTTTTCATGCAGTTTCAAGGTAAGTCTTGCGTCTGCTTCTGCATATTCTCCTACAAACTGGGAAGGCAGCTTGTACATTTCACTCTTGGGATCTATCCCGAAAGCTGATGCCGCCTCCTTTAGCTTAAGCTCATTTTTATATTCTCCTAGATAATCACCTGCAATACTATTCAGTGTATAGGTAAACCTATTCTCATTTATAAGTGCCGTGGCAACCATGGTATCATGTATTCTTCCTTTAACTTCTATTCCTAAAGTCGTAAGCCATCCAATATCATACTGTGCATTATGAAACACTTTCTCAATTGAATCGTCTTCACATATAGACTTAGTATATTCAATAACTTTCTTTTCATCCATGTTGCCACCCTCATGCCCAATAGGATAATATCCTGCAAAACCATCAGCCGCGATGGCAATTCCAATCACATAGCCTCTTTTTGTTGGCCATCCTGGACCTGCCTTCATGAGTTCCGTATCGCACGTCTCCAAATCAACTGCCACGCGATCATGCGTGGATAAATCAGGAAATGTAGTGGGTGCAACCCATTCTGAATCTACTGCTGGAGGAAATAAACTTCTCATTTAGACTCCTTTGCTAATTTTTTTATATGTTTTTTAGTTCTTTCTCCTCTAATTTCCCCTAATGATTTAGGGTATTTATCTTCCAGAAGGAGCTCGGCATAATGAATAACCTTTTCTATATCCTGCCTTCCTCCCTTGATACTATGCCTTGTAATATACTTGACAATGTTTCCTTCATACCATCCAAGCTTATTCTTGACGATATAATGGCTAGGCTGGATTGCCATTCTTTTATAATGATTTCCTCCTATTTGTTTTTTATGGGCACTCATATTCTGAATCCTCCATAGTCCTGGGGCTGCACTACATGAAGTGTTTCCTTAGCCCTTGTTATTCCTACATAAAATACACGGGATTCGTTGTCGGGATTTTTATGCATGGCCAATCTTGCCTTCCGGGACATATCAGTAAACAGCATTACATTATCCGCTTCTCCCCCCTTGGATGCATGAATAGTGCTTAGCTGTATCTTGGGCTCTTCGGTTAAGGAATAATCTCTTATTTCCATGGCGCGTACGAAATCCTTGTCATTAGTTCCTATCCTATCAAAAGCCACATCCCACGGCTGTCCGGCAACCTCTCCTATTAATCCCTGTCGCATTACCAATTCTTCAATATCATATCTTTCTTGCGTGGCTGTCTTTAACCCTTTATAGCCATGCTCTATTCCGATCTGCGTAGACATATAAGAATAAATATCCTTGATATCAGATAATTCTACTGACTTGCCTTCTAATAATTGATTCCATGATTCAATCGCATTCAGGAGCTTTTGGGATACAGGTAACTTTCCATTTCTTGTGAATATTCTTCCCTCCAAACGTAATTGAGCTTCTATACGATCAAGAATATATTGAGTTCTACCTAGTATAAGCCATGTTCCTTCTCTTTGGAGATCAACACTTCCAGGATAATTATGATACTCCACTAAGCCATTTTTATCTGTTCCTCTCCATTCCTTTGGATGGCGATATTTTACGCGATCAATAATTTCCTGCGATAAATTTTGAACAGAAATTGGACAACGATAAGACTGTCTAAGTACGCTTTTATTTCCTTTCATATTAATAAAATGATTTACATCCGCTCCTGCAAATCCATAGATAGCCTGATCATCATCGCCAGCACTATAAACTTTTTGTGCGTTGACTTTTATTTTATCTATCATTTTATGTTGAAGTGGGCATAAATCCTGTACTTCATCCACAACAATAATATCTAAAGGAGGAACTGGACCTCTTTCAAGATATTGTTCGATCATGTCAGTAAAATCAATGAGATGCCTTTCCTTTTTAAATTTTTCAAATGCATCATGGGTCCATTTAAGCTGGGCCCATCGATTAACCATATTGGCTTTATTGTAGTACTCTTGAAGACTCATGCACCGCATTCTGGCTTGGTTAACAGCTGTTAAAAGTTCATTATCAACTGTGATAATTCCTCCACTATCTCCTCCGTGTCCTATGGATCCTAAGTTAAGGCCATATTTACTTCCAAATTCCTTGTAGTGTTTCTTTGCCATGACCTGTGATTTAGAGAGCCCTAGTTCATGAAATGCTAGGGAATGCAACGTCCTGAAGTAAGGAAGATGCTGTTCCTCCAGATCGAATTTTTCCATTGCCCGGTCCTTTGCCTCCTTAGCCGCCTTCTTCGTAAAGGCAAGAAATGCAATGCGGTTTGGATGGACGCCGCGTGCCAATTCCTCTTCCACTTTCGTAAGAAGAGTATGTGTCTTTCCTGTCCCTGGAGGACCAAATATAATATTAGTGTTTACCATGAAAATCACACCTTCCGTCTGGATAAACGTATAAAATTACAACGCCTAATTGCTTTTGATATTTACT